CCCCGCTGGCACTTGATATGACATGATGATGCCGTCAGTATTTGCCGCTAGGCTGACAGTCTCCCAAAAAGTACCACCAAGACCAGAACCAAGCGCAGCAGTTGTTGTTGTTGGAACTGCTGCGGTTACGTTCGCTTCATTGCCTGTTGTGATCGTGCCGAAACGCGCATTTGTCCCCATTGTGCCGCCACTCAAGCCCTGATAAGAACCGTTTAAGCGATTGCCTTGCGTGCAAACCGTAGTTGACATATTAGGGCCACCAAGTCGGACGTTGTAAGCGCCCATTGTTGCTTGGATTACGCCACCGGCCGCACCGCCTGTAATCCGATGCTTGAGGAAAAATTGACCCGCGCTCGACATGCACATGCGGCTTTGACCGGAAGGTAATGGGATCGTGCCCAAGCAATTTGCGCCAGTTCCATCATTCACCCAAAATTGCGCCTCTACTGTTGTTGCATAGCAGATGAATTGATAGCGCTTAGAGTTTTGATAGACAAAGGTTTCCGTGCCTTCTGCTTGCTTAAATATACCTGTCGATGTTTCTGCACCGTTAAACGATGCGATACCTTGCAAGCCTGACGCGCTCAATCTGAAAAATACACCGTCTGTTGGCGCAACTGTTTGCGCACCCGGTACGCCTATACCGAACTCAATAAACGTATTGGCTTGTGGCTGCGCAGAGAATCCGATCTCTGTGTCTGTTGCCAGTGTCGTTGTTCCTAGGATCGGAAAGAATGCATAGGTAGAAAATACCGTGCCTGTTGTGGTTGTGGTAATTGATCCGCTGTTTGTTGTTAGCTGTCCAGCAGTCCAAGCATTAGCCATTGTGGTGTTGCTGTACGAATGTTTACCTGTATCTTGCACAATCGTATTAAACACATGATCATCCATGATCGTGTCTGCTGCTGCGCGTTCACGATAATCCACATCAACTTCAGGCGAGCGAAGTAATGGAACACCTGTCAAAGCGCCACCGTCATTTTCCCCAAAGTGTCGAGTAGCACCGACATTCTCAGGGTTAGCCGCTGCGTCTGTCTCAAGCACTACTTTCAACTGACGCGATGCATTTACATCTGCACCAGTGCCAGACAGAGCGCCAACAATATTTGAATCAAGTGCCATTATTCACTCCAAACCCATTTGAGGGAAAAAGTTCCCGTTAATTTATGTACGCTTCTACCGTAGATCGTGAAGCCTGTACCTGCCGATGGTGTCCCGCAGACAAAAGAAGCCAATTGCGGTAAATACTTGTGATCGCTAGCGGTATGATCTGACGTTGAATCGTCACCCATTACCCATGATTCCGCTTTACTGCCTGCCGTGATTGCTGTCTGACCTGTTACCGTTACCGATGCTTCATTGCTGCCAGGATGAGCGCCAAAGTCAATGATTGCGGTTCCTGTCCCGTTAGCCATTGCCAGCCTCTACCGACTGAACACCCACCGCGCGACCATTTGCATCACGTACTATCTGCTTTGGCTTGCTCATGTTTTGCGCCAATTGGCTGATTGCCTCTGCTGTTTGTGCCTGCATCATCATGACTTGGTTAATCATTGAAGCACCATTGATTGCTGAATCATCTTGGACTTCGCTCAATAACTCATCACCGCTGGATTCTTTGCCGATGTTCGCAACACGTAATTTCACACGCGCATCTAACTCAGCTTTCCACTTTTCAAACTCAAGTTTCTGCTGTTCCATCGCTGCTTCGAATTGAGCTTTCATTTGCTCACGTTCTGAGTCGCGCATGTCATTAGCCGCTTGCAATTCCAAACTTGCCTGAATCTCTTGGCGCTTAGCTTCTGCTTTCATCTGCTCAATCTGCATTTGCATCTGAGTTTCGGCTTGGTACTTCTGAATTTCCTGTTGCATTTCAGCTTGTGATTTAGCTGTGTCAGCTTGTATCTTCATTTGCGCAAGCTGCAACTCGATTGGCGGCTGTGGTGGTGGTGCTGGTGGTGCGTTCTTTGGATCGCTCAAGAAGTTTTGCACGTCTTTGAATCCGCTGTTCTCCACGATCTTAGCCATGGTGTGGTAAAGGTTTGCTGGAGTCGCTAAGCCCATGGGTAAGCCTGCCTGTTGCATCTGGTAGATCGTTGTAAGTTGTGCTGCTTTTGCTTGGCTGTCACCAGTACCAAGACCGACATTGATAGTCATGTCGTAAGAGTCGCGCCACTCGTTAGGATCGTATTCAACGAACTCATCACGCAAGCGAAACGCGAGCTTTTGCATCTCACCATCTGTCAGCACTTTGAGAATGCCTTGAAAGATCGGCTTAATCAGTGTTTCAGCGATGATCCTAGCGATTAGCTCTACACGTTGCTGTGATGCGCTTTGGTCGATTTGTCTGCCCGTGGCCGTATTATTCAGGCTATCAGGATTCATCCCCATTGAAGTACGAGATACACCTGTGCGGTTCTCTCTCATGCCTTGAACGTACTCAAGCATTGGCATTGAAGCGCCTGCACTGAATGGCGTTACTTGCTCAGATATTGCATTAAGATCGCGTTGGCGTAAGATGCCGCCAGGACGTGAATCAAGCAGATCGTCAAGGTTAGCCAATGGCGACCAATTGCTATCAGTCAGAACCTTTGTTCGCGGATTGTTCGTGAGATATAGATTATTGAGCGTTTGGCGCAACAATTCTGTGTGCAGCTTTTGAAGATCGCTGACTAAATCCCAAATACTTTGACCGTCCCAGCGATGCGTATTCAGAATAGGTGAAGCCGTGGCGATTGGCACATGCGAAACAACTTCATTTTTCAGAATCTTGTCTTGCAATCGGTAGATACATCTACGCTCTGCAATTCCGTCACCGTCCATGTCAACCAAGACGAACTCAATACGCAACCAGCCATCAGACATTGACTCATCACCGTAGTCTTCATCTTCGCCATAGCCTAAAGTCGAAGTGTCAGTGCGAGTAACATCATTCAGCCTCATTGACGTGCCATTTGGTGCGTCTGAGCCTTCTAAATCATCGTCATCACTGACAGTCAAGCCCATTTCTTTCAGGTCTGACATAGTGACGCGCATCAATCGCGCAACATACGGGCAATCTTGCAAGAGAGGTGAAGTCCATTCACGTTCTACTAGCAAATCTTCTGGTGAAAATGCTTCGACCTTGCAAATGGTGCGCTTCTCTGTTTTCTTTAAGCGACCATCGTAGCCCATGACAGGCTGACCCATCTGGTCAAGCATTGGCTGACCGTCTTGCCCCATCATTGGGACTTGGTTAGCCGATTCGATCTCTGCGTCTTGCTCTTGCATGAGCATGGCAAGCATTTCCTGAGTCGCACCCTTGAATGGGATGCTTGAGACTGTTTCTTTCGTCTCTTTGCGCCACATGACAGCACAATTGCGCACCGTCAGCATGTCTTTGATCGCGGTGTAAAGTACCAAAAATCCGTTATTTTGTTTGTAAAATACGTAATTACATGCGTCTGTGGCTTGCTGCGAACCTTTTACATCGGCTGCTGTCGTTGGCTCAAATGAAACGGCTTTGTCTGTGCTTGTGAATGTCTTTAACAGTGCTGGCAAAATCCACTCAACAGAATCAGACACATCAGAAGAAACGACTTTAGACCATCCGTCATCTTCTTCGTTGCCGTAAGGCATACGATAGTATTCACGCAAAGCCGTTTCACGCTCTTGTCCTAGCTGACCATGCACGTAATGCGCAGCGTCATCTTCTTTGCGCTGTAATAGCGCTAGAAGATCGTCATCTGTCATCTTTTCATTCTTCATGCAATTGTCCGTGTTCTATAACTAATTGGTTTTGGTGCGACTGAACTAGGCTCGGTATATGCAACACACATCAAGCCGAAAGCATCAGCGCCATGACTAGCCCAATCATGTTCAGGGCCAAGTCCAATGTTTCGTTCTAAATCTCGTTTTTCGTGATACCAGCCAAGAGCATCGCGCCCACCGCTTGTTGTATCTTCGTTGAACCTAATGCGAGGGAAAAGCACCCTAGCGCGTTCTATCCGCTGGTTTGCTGCACCCTTACCCTGATTAGGTATTACCTCTACGCTGTAGCCTGCTTTCTTGAAGGCTGACGCATAAGAAACGTCATAAACCTTCTCTTGCGTGTCACCGTCATGTGGCAACCATATCTGCGCTTTGTCTGGCGTGTAACCCTGTGATCGCATCCAGTTAAGATGCGCATCAATTGGCTGACCCTGCACTTCGTAGTAGTTGATTACGCGAATCTCTAAACCTACGAACTGAGCCGCCCAAAAGGTGAAGGCATCAGCCCTTGCACCAGTGCCGCCAATATCCGCAAATAATCGAATAGTCATCAAAGGATCAGCAGGAACAAAGCCTATCCTACCTTCTTCTTTAGCTTTCAGAAGATGTCTAGTGAAGTAAGCCCCCTCAACCGCTGAAACGTAATCACCTTCCCAAATATGCGCGTATTGCTCTGGCCTTTCTTCAAGGTCTCGCAATCTGTCGCGCTCCAACTTGGCCGGGAACTTTATGTTATCAGTCCAATTTAAGGATATGACTTTTACTAATGCATCTTTTGAAAACCTAAAACGGCTTTCTACTGCCGCTTTCTTTCTCTTTGGGTTCCACGTCACCCATAACTCAGCAGACCAATCTTCACCCTCTTCTCGCAAAGTAGGGATGAGAGTTAAAAATGCTTCGTCTGTTACTGGCTCTGCTTCATCAACCCAGCAAAGCAGCAATCTACCTTTTGACTTGACGCTGGCAATATTCCGATCTAAGCCAGAGAAAGCAAAGTTAATGCGACCGTCTTTGCTCTTAATGTACTTCTCGCCAATGTCGTAATAACTAGCAAGAAAAGGCTCCTCTTCAATTGCCCGTTTTACTTCTTCCAGGCTTGAATCTTCCAGCGAGTTCATAAACTGGCGAGCGCACAAGATAATCCCGCTTTCGCCTGCCCTGCCATGAATGAAGCCACGCACCGCAGCCATTTTTGCGAATGATCGCGTCTTACCTGAACCGCGACCACCGTATGCGCCTCTTACGTCTGCGCGACCTTCAAAGACAGGAATCAGCTTTGCAGGCAGTGCAACTTGTACCGCTGTCATTTGAGCGCGACCAACTCAATGCGCCCAATATTCACCAAATGCTCACCGTTCTCACCAGCGCCATTAACCTGCAATGGAAGCAGCTTCGGGTAAATAGTCCCCCAGAACACGCGCTCATTGCTTGGATCTTCTTTCACCCAATTAACCAATCGAGCCGCGCCACCGAGTTCTTCTGCTGCTTGTGCAATTGCGTCTTTGGCTGCCTGCGTGGTTTTGTTCAATGCACCTTTAGGCTTTCCAGTGTTACCTTTACCGAATTGCCCCGTATTTTTCGGCTTATCAGTGTCAGTCATTACGTTTTCAGGGTTCCTCACGGAGTGTCCTGCCTACAAATAAAAAAGCCCCGAATGATCAGGGCTGAACCCGCACGAAGCGAGAAGGAGAAAGTAAAAAGCCCCGCATCAGTTAAGAGGCAGGGCTTTATATTCTTTAGTGCGAACGAATCAACACTATCTATTTATCATCATAATCTGCATGTCACTTACAAACAAGACTTATTTTGTCATGTCACTTTTCGCTAATGCTTTGCGTATTCCTTCACTTACATTTCCATCACCAAGTTTTGCCGCAATCTCCAAACTCTTGGCGTCTAGATATACATTGACCCGCTTGCCTTCTTCCATTTGCTTTGGAAATCCGCGTTTATTTTTTTCCGATTTATTCATTTTCTTAATACCGCCTTTATTATTTTTAGAGATACGCCTAAGTCAATCATATAGGACAGTGAAAACGAAACCGTCCCGCCTGTTTTATAGGCGATTCGGATTAACCGTTTCGCCTCTTTTTTATGATCTACCATCCTAACGAATCCGTCCAAGCATCAAAAGCATCATCACCCATGCGCACATTCAATTCATCGTATGTCATTCTAAATGCGGCGTTTGCTTCTTGAGTGTTTTTTGCGCGTAATTCAATCAAAGCGGCTTGAAGTTGTTTTGTAGTGAATTTTTGCATTTTTCATTCTCCGTTGTGTTTGTGAACCCGATGAATGAAGTATATACACACAAATAAAACAATGCAAG